GGAACATACTATCCCAATCCCAGCCCAATAAAGAACATTCCGTTTACATTTTTATATCCGGATGACGACCCTCGAGGCCCGCAAGTGTATGAATCCAAGAATTGCGCCAACCCCAAAATATATAACTATAACCCGCTCAATACTCCGCCGAATAATTACTGCAGCACTATTTATAAGCCAAACAATCCGCAATTTGCGCGTCAAGGCGCCGTTTCTGGAAGCACGCGTCTACAAAAACTAAAATCCGACACGATAACAAGCAACGGGTTCTCATACTACTCGGCATACGGAGCAACCATGGCGAATGCTGGCAACTTCCAAGGAACCAACGAATCCAACAACTATTTCGTAAAAAATAGAAACTTTCCATTATCCGAATATACTGCGCTCGACAAATACCGGCAAAATAAATTATCCGGATGCTGTTAACACTCTCGGAATTCTTTACACTCTCGGAATCTTTACACCCAGAACGCTCTGAATCTTATTCACGTGTGTCGCATTGTATACGCATGTTCCACGCTCAATTTCATTGATAATGGAAACATCCATATTGCATTTTTGTGCAAGTTCTTTTTGTGTCATTTTTTTTTCGGTGCGCGCGCTCATAATTGCTTGTGATGTGTTTTTCGAAACGTATTTTGTTTTCTTCACATCGTCATCGCTGGCCGCCTTATAAACGCCCACATTCGATAAAGAGGACGATGATGACGACGACGATGTGGGCTTTCCAGTATCCTTTCCATCATTTGATTTCTTGTTGAATACAACGGGTGTCCAATCTTGATGACTCATATTTTTTTCTAATTGCGTTTGGTTTGCGTGTTTGTTATTATTATTATTATTAGATAAAATATTCAATTTTATTTAAATATAATATTTAATATTATATATAAAATATTATATAATATAAATTTCTTGAAACAAATGAAATCATTTTATCCCCAGATTTGTTCCTCTTTTTCGAGCGTCGCACCATGCAGCATGCTAAACGACTTGTTTTCGCTTGAAAAAAAACTGGGGGTCAAAATACTCCAATCTAATTCGCTTTTCAAAAGTGTGAGTTTCGTGTAAATGTATCCAATGAGCGCACTACACCAAAACTTCGACGTTTTTTGCGGTTTAAAATCTTTTTGAACATATGCTTCAATCCAATCTGTGACCACCATATCATACGGCTTATCATAGACGACCTGGTGAATTTCGCGGAGCGTTTCAATGTTGAATATTTTATGATATTGTTCTTCCGATTCGCATTTCAATCGTCGCAAATATATTTTCCCCTCGTACGTTTGTAAAAAATTCTCAAATTCAACGAACTGAACGCCGAATTTCTTGATGCCATCTTCTTGGTCCGGTGTGTTTGAGATTCCCGATGTCCACACATACGTGCCCTTTAATGCAGGATTCGTCATCTCCGGATCAACGACGACCATTCCCACATGCGAAAAATCGCTCATTGTAAAAAATTTTATAAACCAACTGAATAGACCCCAATCATCATGCTGTAAATCATCACACACCAGCAAATCTCCGGTCTTAAGTTTTAACTTTTTAACATCTACTTCTTTTTTTATTTCTTCCATTAATCGTATTCTTTTTTTTATAAAAATATAATTATTTATATACTATAATTATAAATTATATTTTTAAGTTTTTAAATATTTTACTTAATATATAATATTATATATACATTATGTTTCACATAAACCAATTTTTCAGAGAATTGCGGATAAATTCATCTGCTTCTAATAAGTTTGATGCTTCGACACCTCGGCTTAAAAATGTAACAAAACATATAACATACTATATGTGTCTAGAAAAAACCCCAAAAAAAACATTAAACAGTGTTTTAATAAAAAACGGTATCAAGCGCGACAATAAAAAATGCGATTTATATTTACCATACAACTACGTTCACATAGATAAAGAATTAAATAACATTGACATTCCGGTTTCTAAATACATATTTGGGTTGATCGGATGCGTTCCAATCGTTAGAAAAAATGATCTATGGAACATTCTTGAAGAAACATATGGTCGAGATGGTGCTAAACGAATAATGCCTGAATCATTCATCATAAATACCCCCAGCCATTTCGAAGTCGCCCTTCAAGAAGTTCGAAGTGGAAACATTATCATTTGTAAAAAAAATTTAGAACGAAAAAGGGGGCTTGCTCTCATATTTACAGAAAACGACCTCATAAAAGCAAAAAACGATAATTTTAAAGTTGCACAACGTTTTCTAAAAAATACCATGCAAATACATGGTCGAAAAATGAATATGAGAGTATACTATATGATTCGTAAATATAAGGGAAAAATACAATTTTTTGTAAACAAAAATGGAAACGTTCTATATACAAAAAATAAAACCGGTAATCATGTTACGTTCGAAACCCACATAACCAGTCAGATGGATGTAGAATTATATGAAAAAGAAAATATGCCTCATGACTTTAAAGAATTGAAAAATACGATCGGAGAAGAAGCTTACAAGCGTATATGGGGAGAAATAATAAACAAAATAACTGATTTATCAAAAGCGATTGCTCCATTAGTAAGTAAAGATACTAAATATGAAAATAAAGTATGCTTTCAACTTTTCGGCATCGATGTCATATTGGAGAGTGATGGCGAGCCCTATATTTTAGAGCTGAATAAAGGACCTAGCATGAAAGTTTTCCATGAAAAAGATGAGAAATTAAAAGAAAATATATTTGAGTCAACATTTCAAGTTGCCGGACTTTTAAAAAATAGATTGAAATCGTCAAATTATGTCAACGTTTTTGAGACATTCTAAATTCTAAATATTTTAATATTTTATTATATATATGATATATGATCATATATATTATGATCGTATATATGATATATATATGATAGTATATATAGATAGTATATAAATTAAAAAGTCAAATACACATCTCTCGGAAACAACGAGGCAACATATTTCACCAAGGAATACGCAGCCACAAACAGCCACACCATGAAAAACGGATACGCCACGATGAACACGAAGATTGCGAGTGATCGCGTGGTAAATTGTCGATAATAGATGACGCCGATTGCGATCCAAACTACTGCGCATATCCAATACAAATTTCGAAACAAATAGAACCACCACGAAAACGACTCAATCTGTTTTTCCATGTAGAAAATTTTTCGATTGCTAACGGTTGCACTGCGTTCTTTATCTTGCAATTCATCGGTTAAGCGCGTCTGCGTCGATGTCAGCATGTTTTTATAATTTGTTGAATTATACATTTCATCGCTTTGTGATTGAATCTTCATGACTCCTAAATTGATTTCGTTCATAATCATCGCATGTTCATCCTTTAACTTCTTTATTTCTTCGTCTGCATTTTTGCCATACCGCTTTCTTAATAATTCGGTATACTTTCTTGGACCATCTCTATTCAATAAATAATCGTGTTCGGCTTGTGTCAGCTTTTCGGGCGCAACTTTAACATTCCGTTCTGCGTCTAAATATCGCTGTTTCAATTCGCTCCGCTGTTTCGCCATTAAACAATCGTGGTCGCATGAATTGTTAACGCTTGCAACCATATCATTTATGCTTTGAATGCTTTGAAGAAGCGCTGCATTATCGGTCATACTTTTCTCGATATTTTACTATTATTCTTATTTATTTCGTTTTTTATTTTTTTATTGTTTTATAAACCTGTTATAAACTTTTATAATTATAAATTACTTACTATTACTATAATAACCTATTATTATTTTTTTATTTTTTATTTTTTATTTTTATAACAATGAAATTAATTACCCAATTTTACTTAATTTCATTTTCATCTAAATTTATTTCCATATTTTTATTTTTAGTCCGGATTTTATCGGATTTTATATTTTACCATAATTGTCTTCCATTGTGAATGGATTTGCACGTTGTCCTTGTCCTTGTCCTTGTCCTTGTCCTTGTCCTTGTCCTTGAATATCAGAAAAATATTTTCGAGGCATTTTTGACAGCATGAAACTTTCAGATACTTTTGACTGCACCGAGGGTGGAGCCGAGGTGGCGTCTGGTCCGGTCGTTGCTGTTGCCGTTGCTGTTGATGCGGCAGAAATGGATGATGAGGAAGCAGATGGGGCGGGGGAGCCGCTGTTCGCACTTGTTACATCCGACATTAATGTCGATGACGACGATTTAATTGAATCTTCAACAGATGCCGCCGATGCTGAAACGGATTTATACATGGACTCCAATTTGGACGACATGCTATTATCGCTATTACCGCTATTACAAGTTCGGTCGGTTGATGCCGGTTTTTTGTGCCTGGGTTGTTTCGAAATCGTGGATGCCATTTTCTGAGAATCGAATCCCCAATTGTATTCATCATAATTCATGCTGCTCCTTTGATACGCGTCATACACCAGAGAACCAATGTATAACCCGCCCGCAAGAATAATAATCACCACCAATACAATCACCATTTCCTGCGGCAGCCAACCCAAATTCAACAGCACCACAAAAAATATAACCAAAAAACATAACAAAACAATATATTTCATTATGTTGACACGCGCTTCATACTGTTTTTTATAATACACGTTAATGTCCACCATTCTTTGCGTGTTTTCGGTTTCTTGGTTTAGTGCCGCAATTGCAGCTTTTCGCGCGTTCAAGTCGTTTTCTTTCAGCGTAACAATGGTGTGCTTGTCTTGCACGTTGGCATTCAGCGCATCGTTCACCTTCATATTATTTTGGGCGTGCAGCAGTAGCGTGTCGAATAATTGGGACCGAATGTTTGTAAGTTGCGTTATGTCATCGATCAACACCTTTTGCTGCGCAATGTTGTCCGGGGTTGGATTCGAAGCAAGTAAAACATTCAAATCATCATATTTTTTATTTTCTAAATCTTGCAAGTTTGAGATTTTTTCAATAATTTGTTCGGTTGAGTTGTCATGGACGGGCGATGCACTCGTGTTCGTGTTTGGTGATTTCGAAGAGTCATTATCATCCATAATGTGCGTTGGAACTGTTGGCGCATTTACGGACGCAGCAGTTTGTCTCGGTGAATTTGGCGCAACAGACGAAGAAGACATTTTAAAATATTTTTATCCTGTGGTAAAACGAAATATATATTATATTATAAAATTATTATAAAATTATGATAAACCTATT